GAACTGCTGCCATCGCTTACCTACAGCGGCAACACACCCGCAGCATTCAACGCAAAGACGCAGGCCGAAAAAGATTTAGACGCAGTCAGCGCCGCAATCCGTTCGCTGATCGACGGAGGCGCGAAGCAATACAGCATCGGCGACCGTTCATTCACAAAGGTGGACATCCCCGAGTTGATCAAACGCGAGAGCCAACTAAAGGCAATCACTAACCGCGAGCAACGCGCGCAAAAAGTTGCCCAGGGTCTTGGCGACCCGCACGCCCTACACGTTCGTTTCTGATCATGGGAATCCGCTCAGCATGGCGCGAACTGTGGCGCGCCCCTCGCCCTGTCTCACAGCCTGAACCGCCTAGGCCGCGGCGTATGCGCATGTATCAAGGCGCGCAAAACGGCCGGCTTCTTAGCAGCTGGGTCAGTGATGGCAGCTCTGCCGATGCAGAGATCAAGGGCAGCATTTCACGCCTGCGCAATCGTGCCCGGCAGCTGGTCAGAGACAACAGCTACGCAGCGCAAGCGTGCCGCGTCATTCGCCACAACATCGTGGGAACAGGCGTGCGGCTGCAGGCCCAGGTCATGCAACAGCGGGGCAACCGGCTGAACCACCGCATCAACGACCAGATCGAGCGCGAGTGGCGCAAATGGTGCCGCAAGGATTCGGCAGACGTTGCCGGCCGCTTGTGCTTTGCCGACATTGAGCGGTTGGTTGTCAATTCTCTGTGCGTCGACGGGGAAGTTTTTATTCAGCTAGTCCGCAAACCGTTCGGCCGTTCACGCGTGCCATTCAGCCTGCGCGTTCTAGAGGCCGACATGGTCGACGAGGACTACCAGGGCAAGGGCGCAAACCCGCGGCAGGAATGGCGCATGGGTGTCTTGCTTGACGAGTTCGAGCGGCCCTTGAAGTACGCCTTCCACCGTGAGCACCCAGGAAACGCAGGGTTTGGCGTGCATCGGCCCGGCAAGGACCACATGATCCTGGATGCTGCTGATGTAATCCACGTCTACGGGCCGACAACTCGCCCAGGCATGACCCGCGGGGTCAGCTGGTTTGCGCCTGTTGTCAAAACCATGCACCACCTCGACGGCTACTGCGAGGCCGAGCTGGTTAGACAGCGCGCAGGGTCAGCAATCATGGCCTGGATCCAGAGCCCAGAAGGCGAGCTATTCGGCGACGGCGTCTATGACGATCAGCGCGTCATGTCACTGCAACCGGGTTCTGTTCAGTACCTAGCCCCAGGCGAATCGGTCGAAGTGCCGCAAATGGGCGCCAGTGATTCCGGCTTCCAGCCCTTTGTCAACGCGATGCTCCGCAACATGGCGAGCGGCCTGGGCGTGTCGTTCGAGAACCTGTCTCAGGACTGGTCAATGAGCAACTACAGCAGCAGCCGGCTCTCGCTGATGAATGAGCGGGACAACTGGAAGGTTCTGCAGTATTTCCTGCAAGAAAATTTCTATCAGCCTGTGTTCGACGCATGGCTCGAAATGGCGCAGTTGGCTGAGCTGCTAGAGCTGCCGACGTATGCAACAGAGCCCGAGCGTTACCAAAACGTCCGGTGGATGTGCCGCGGTTGGCAATTTGTTGACCCACAAAAGGAGGTCGCTGCATATAAGGAAGCGGTTTCCTGCGGCTTCAAAACACAAGCTGACGTCATTGCTGAGCAAGGCGGCGACATTGAGGACCTATACAAAGCGCGCGCGTATGAAATGGAACTGGCCGAAGAGTACGGCCTGAAGTTTGCAACAGATGCAGAAGTTGCAGCGCCTACCGTTGATGAAGACCCGCAACAATTAGAGGCCCCAGATGAACCCGAAGAATCTGACGGGGGAGACCCTGAGGAGAACGGAACAGAGGGAGATTGAGTATCAGGAGGAGAGCCGCACAGTCAGCTTTCCTTTCTCCTCTGAGTACCCGGTCCAGCGGGGCTATGGCCCAGAAATTCTTGAGCATCGCTCTGATTCTGCAGACCTTACCCGCCTCAACGATGGGGCTCCTTTTCTATGGAATCATGATCCTGATCGAGTGATTGGGGTTGTCGAACGGGCCTACATGGACGAGGACCAAAAGCGCGGTTACGCCACCGTGCGGCTGTCCCGTAATGACTTCGCCCAGGAAGTCCTGAATGACATCAGAGACGGGATCCTGCGGGGGATCTCATTTGGTTATCGAATCGATGAGATGGAGCAACGCGGCGATGACTTTGTCGCGACTCAATGGTCGCCTTATGAACTGTCGCTAGCTCCAATTCCTGCAGATCCGACAATCGGCGTGGGCCGGAAAGATGAGTCTGAGACTGTAAATAGAGTGGGCCAAGATGAACCCATTCGCGTGGAGCCATCTGCGGCCAAGGCCGTACAAAAAGAACCCCTAGTGATTATGGAAACCACTCCAGATCTCGACGTGGTGCGTTCAAAGGCCGCTGCAGATGCGGCCAAAGACGAGCGCGCACGCATTCACGAAATCTCAGGCATGTGCCGCAAGCACGGCCTAGCCGAACTGGGCGACAGCCTGATCGACAACGGCACTTCTGTGGCTGATGCCCGCGGCATTGTGCTGGAGAAGATCGGCGCACGTCCAGTTGAGAAAGTCGCGCCCGTTGACCTTCGCGCTGCTGAGGCCGAGGAGAACGTCGACTACTCAATCGCCAAAGGCATTTTTGCCGCGATGCGCGGTGATTGGTCTTCCAAGGAAGCCGGCTTTGTCCGCGAACTGTCCCAGGAAGTTGAGCTGAAAGGTGGCATTGAGCGCACCTCTGAGCGCAGCTTCTTTGTTCCCTGGGCTGCACTGAGCGAGCAACGCTCGACCTACGTCACCTCAACCGCGTCCTCCTCTGGCAACCTCGTCGCCGAGGACCTGCTGGCTGATCGTTTCATCGAGAGCCTGGAGAACACCGACTCGGTGATGCCTTATGTGGCGACTATCACCGGCCTTGTCGGCGACGTCAAAATCCCACGCCGCAGCGGCAGCTCTAGTGCTTACTGGCTCTCGAACGAGACCACTGCCATCACGCAGTCGGCCGGTACGTTCGACCAGATCGGAATGGTGCCCCGTCAACTGGCGGCCCTTTCCAAGTTCTCCCGTCAGACCCTGCAACAGGCCACCCCTGGCATTGAGCAGCTGGTCCGCGGTGATCTGAACCGCCAGATGCGCCTGGCCATGGACCTGTCCGTGCTGAACGGCTCCGGTTCTTCTGGTCAGCCGACCGGCATCCTGCAGACCTCTGGCATCGGCTCAGTCGTCGGCGGAACCAACGGCGGTGCATTCTCGATTGAGAAGAGCGTCGACCTGGAGCTGGAGCTGGCAAAGGACAACGCCCTGAGCGGAAACCTGCGCTACGTCACCACCCCCGGCGTTGTGGCAGCACTCAAAAAGCTGCGTGCTGACGGCTCCACCGGAGCTTTCCTCTACAACACCGACCTGCAGGCCATCGGCCGCGGTGCAACCCCTGGAACCCTGAACGGCTACGCCATCAGCTCCAGCAACCAAGTGCCCAGCAACGGCACCAAGGGCACCGGCAGCAACCTGCACACCGTCCTGTATGGCGACTTCTCCCAGTGCCTCGTCGGCTTCTGGGGCGCAGGCGTCGAGCTGGCGATCTCCGATAGCGATTCGGATGACTTCTCCAAGCTCCTCCAGACGGTCCGCGCTGTGACCACCATGGACATTGCGATCCGTCATCCCGAGGCGTTCGCTGCCATGACCGACGTCATCGCCTGACGTCACCCGTGAGGGGGTGGGTTCGCCTGCCCCCCTTTTTTTTATCTGTCTCGATCATGCGAGTTCTCGCCACCCGTAACACCTTTGCCAACGGTCAACAGCTGACAGCCGGTGAGGTCTATGTCCTGGACCCCGAAGCTGGCCGGCAGCTGATCCAAATGGGCAAAGCGACAGAAGCCCCAGAGCAAACGACCTGCCCCGATGGATCTTGCGGGGTGAAGCCGGCGAGCCGGAGGAAGAAAGCGAATGCCGCTGAATGATGTTCACGACGTCTACCTGAGCGACTTTGGCGTCACCTGCACGGCAGGCGGCACAACGGCCAAAGGCATCCTGGACATGCCATCGACGACTGTGATCGACGGCGAGGTTCTATCAACCGAATTCACTTTGCGGGCTAAGTCGGCGGACTTTGGCTCGCTTCTTTATGGCGCAGCGATAACTGTCGACGGCGTCGATTACAGCGTCTTAGACAATCAGCTTTTGACAGATGGCGCTTTTACGCACATCACACTCAGCAAGCTGGCCCCAGGCACGCAAGCACCGGGCGCAACACCAAACGAGTTCAGCCTCAACGACCTGACCGACGTACAGATCAGAGACCTCAAGGCTGGCGACCGTCTGGTTTACGACGGCGACAAATGGGTCGACCAACAGGGCGACGACGGCACAAACGTTCTCGACGGTGGCGGAGCATGAAACAGCACATTCAGCACAGGCGAGATCCTGCAGCGACATGGCTTGCAATCAATCCCGTTCTCAAAGCTGGCGAGATTGGCATCGAGTCGGATTCTCTTCGCTTCAAAATTGGCGACGGGACATCAGTCTGGACCTCGCTTGGTTATGGCGGTTCAACGCGGTTGTCTGATCTAACCGATGTGAATCAGAGCCAGAAAGTAGATGGCTCAGTCCTTATCTACAACGCGACAGCGGGCAAATTTGTGGCCGATGCTGTCGAGACTAAAATCACACTAACTGACGGCGGCAACTTCTAAGATGGCCAACACTCTTCGGATCAAACGCCGCGCGTCGGGCAGCGCAGGAGCGCCCAGCTCGCTTGAAAATGCCGAGTTGGCATTTAATGAAGTAGACGACACTCTTTACTACGGCGAGGGCACTGGAGGCGCTGGCGGAACTGCAACAACAGTTTTAGCGATTGCAGGCTCTGGCGCCTTTGTCACTAAGAGCACCGCGCAAACGATCAGCGGCAACAAAATCTTCACCGGCGCGGTCACACTTCCGACGCTTGCGTCATTGACCACCACTGGGAATGTGGTCGTTGGCGGGAACTTGACTGTGAACGGGACCCAGACGGTTCTGAACACGTCTGAGATGAGCGTCGACGATAAGAACATCGTCCTGGCCGACACTGCTAGCCC